GAGCGCAGGAAGTTGACTGAAGAAGAACTTGAAAATCTTCAACCGATTAGAGCCGGTATAACCACAGGAAAACTCAAGGTAGTAGGGACGCATGTAGTCCCAGCGAAATAACACCCACACATATATGAGCAACGAGACACCCACCGGCGCTGTCGCCATCCGAAACCCAAAAGACCTGCTGACTTACCTTCAGCGCAGCCAGTCCGCAATCGACATGGCGCTGCCGAGCCACCTCAAGAGTGCGAGGATGATTCGGCTGGCGCTGACCTGCTTTTCAACCAATCCTGAGCTACGGAAATGCACACCGCAGAGCATCCTCGCATCCGTCGTGGTCGCGTCTCAACTCGGACTTGAGCCGGGCATTGCTGGACAGGGCTACCTGATCCCATACAAAGGCCAATGCACGTTCGTTCCGGGCTGGCAGGGCCTTGTTTCCCTACTGAACAACACTGGGCGAGCCACGGCTTGGACTGGGGCGGTCTATGAGGGTGACGACTTCCTGTTCCAACTGGGATCACACCCGCGTTGCGAGCACACCCCCGGCCCAAACTACGGCGATCCTGACCTTTTGAGGTGGGTGTACGCGGTTGGTAGGGTAAACGGGAGCGAGCACCCAGTCATCGAGGCATGGCCCATGAGCCGGGTCTGGAAGCACCGGGACCGCTATAATAAGGTCGGAGCGAGGCATTATTCCTACGCGCAGCCTGAAATGTATAGTCGTAAATGCGTGCTGCTACAGGTTCTCAAGTATATGCCGCGCAGTATAGAGCTTAACAATGCTATCACGGCATCGGATGCGGCTGAACTTGGACAGGCGGCGCGGGTTGAGGACTCGGTTGTGGTGATAGACCATGAGCCGGGCGACATTCCTCAGCAGAAGCCAACCTTTGAGACTACGAAGTGGCCTAAGCCGCAAACGCAGACCATCCAGATCGAACCGCCCACCACTGAGCCGTTCATTCCTGAGCCAGACCCGAACAATCCGCCGATGGACCCCGGAATCGCAGACGCCATTGCGGCGCAGATCAGCGAGAAGGCACAAGTGTCCCCGGCCCAATTCTTGAGTGAACAGATCAAGGCCAGTGCTGCTGCTGCCGGGCTGCCTGAGGCTGCTGTGGCCCGGCAGGTCGCAGCGGAGAAGAAGTCCGTCCGCGCCAAGGCTGGGCCAGTGCAAGAGCCGCCCGGCCCGAAGGAGATGCTGATTGCTGCCGGGGTGGTCTTCGATGACTTCACGGATTGGATGGTGAACACCGCACGCAACACTGGCGCGAAAGACTGGGGCAGCTACGACGACGTGCCTTCATCTGTCTGGAAGGGACTTGAGAAGGACACAATTGGGGTCAGCAAATGTGTGATCCTGTATGGGAAAACGGCAATCGAACCAGCCCAATAGCTATGAAAGTCCTAAGCACGCACCATCTGTACGAACTCGAACCGTTCGAGGACAAGACGAAACCCGGCCAGCGAATTCAGTTTATAGAGAAGGCGCTGGACCCCGGCACCGGAGCGTTCCACACCGTCAACGACGGCACCACGAATGAAGAGGTATTGGAGATGTTGATCCATCGCCTGCGTGGCCTTGGTGAGAAGCTGCCGAGCCGGGAGAACAGCCTTGCGATCACGAAATTGCAGGAATGTCTTTTTTGGCTGAACGAACGTACCGCCGGACGCAAGGCCCGTGGCGTGGAAGGCACACCAAAACCATAACCAATTTGCCGGGGCTACGCCGATGCGTCAGGAGGACGTGTTTATTGTGTGGGTTGGCGTCCTCATTGCCACTCGTCTGTGGCAGCGGTGTTGGCCCCGGCTTTGATTTATGACAGCAACGAGAACTCAGTCTTGGGAGTCGTGCGTCACTGAGAATTGGCATACCTCTCAGCTTTGTAGCGGGTGCCATCTGGCGGGTCGTTTGGTTAAAGGTACATGGTTCGGGCGACTGTACTGAACCGCGAGGCTCGATACCGACATAAATCCAGCTATCCGGGCGACTCTGCTGTCACTACTATGAAGACCAACGCTATGCAGGACAACGATCCTGTAAATCACCCGTCGCATTACACGAGTCATCAGTCCGGCATAGAGTGTATCCAAGTGACTGAGCATATGAACTTCTGTTTGGGCAATGTGATCAAATATTGCTGGCGTGCAGACGAGACCAGTCACGCGCTCGAAGACTTGAAAAAAGCACGCTGGTATTTGGACCGCGAGATAGCACGACGAGAGGCAATCAAAGGATGAACATCGAAGACCTATCACCACGCGAGTTCGTTCCGCTCACGGAAGGGATCTTCGCCGCACCAGACGATGTTTACCGGGCTGCCCCGGAAGTGTCGCAGTCGATGTTGAAACTGCTTCGGCGGTCCCCGGCCCATTTGCAGGCTTCGTTGACCGAACCGCCAAAGCCTTCGACTGAGGCGCAGATCCTCGGCAACATTACCGACTACGCGCTGCTGGAACCGTTCAAGTTCAAGGATTCGTATCACGTCAGGCCGGAAGGAATGAAGTTCACCACCACAGAAGGTAAGGCATGGAAAGCGGCGCACAGTGACAGGCCGATCATTTACCCGGAAGATGAACTGGCCATCAAGTCGATGATCGAGAGCGTGCTGAGCCACAAGATTGCCGGACGCATCATTGAGCAGGGGTTCAGCCAGCCTGCGGTGTTTTGCCACGAACGCATCACCGGGGTGTTGAGAAAGGGGCGGCTTGATAAGCTGCTGCTGGATACCGCCAAGCGTCCTGTCATAGCGGATCTTAAGACCTGCGAGAATGGCAGCCCGCGCATGTTCGCCAATGCGGTAGCCAAATTCTGGTACCATTGTCAGGGTGCATATTATAGCGATATCCTACGCGACCTTATAGGCGAGTCGCCGTTCTTCCCGTTCATATCTATCGAGAAGACACCACCATATGCCTGCACCGTATATCAACTCGATTCCGACTCGATGGATGCTGGTCGAAAGCAGTATCAGGCTGACTTGGAATTGTTCGCCAGATGCCGTGACTCAGGTATATGGCCTAGCTATAGCAACGAGATAGAAACCATAAGGCTGCCGAAGTGGGCACTTGATCCTCAGTCGCCCATCATTCCAGACTGACATATATGACTGACGATCTTGAGACGACCATAAACAATATAGCAATGCGCGATGCTTCAGCCATGGCAACCCGCACATGGCTGGCCGGTCAAGCGTTGGCTGGCTTATGTGCCAACCAGCGCGTGATGGAAAAGGCTGCGGACAAGGCTTACAGCAGCAATCTGAGCGACCTTGAAGCCAGCAAGTTCGTCGTTCAGATCGCGGTGTCTATGGCTGATGCGGCCCTGTACGAGTTGGCGAAGGAGAAGCCGGAATGAAACCCAAATGGCAACTCACAGTAGTCGGATTGCTGTTATCAATAACCGCTTTGGTGGCTCAGAACTTTCCGCTGGCTATAATCGCAACCGTGTTTGCCCTATACCTGCTCGTTGCCAGATACTCAACGGAATGAAACTAAACAAGATCCTCGGCGGCTTTCTGATCTTCCTCCCAGCGGTGGCCATGCTGGTTTATGGCGGATACAAGTTTGGGTGGGAAGTCCCTGTGACCATATGCGCCATCCCTGCCGCTCTCTTATGCATATATATAGGCTACTACATATGGAATAATGACAACGCATGAAGCCAAAACAGGCGCTCGGGTTCGCAGTCCTGCTGATCCCAGTAATCGCTGTGTTAATCGGAATGGGAATAGCATATTCCGAATGGATATTCCCCACCGCAGCCGGGGCCATGATCGCGCTGATCATTATCTGCTCATACTTTGGGTCAAAACTGATGGACGATGAATGAATTTAGACGACGAGAACATCCGAAGGTGGATTGAGGACGGAGACCGCGTAAAAAGCGAATACTCAAGAACCATGCGCGGCACGGCTTTTACCAAAAACAAAATCGGCCAGTGGTTGGTAAGATGGGATACCGGCCTATGGGATATAGTTCACGAGAACAACATCGAACGAGATGTATGAAGCCAAAGCCCGGCAAATCCCTCACCCGGCACACGGCTGAAATGATCGCCGCCGAACTGTTCACCTTCGGCCCGGAACGCGCTGACCGCCTCGTCATGGAGTTCAAACACATCAAGCGTGTCCCCGGACCCGGCTGGTGCGAACGCGCTGTGGCCGACAAGATCGAACAAACCCTGCTCTGCACGCATCTGGGCCACTGGATCGAGAAAAAGAAAGCGGTGAAAAAATGTTCGTAATTGTACCAAACCACGTCTCGGACGCGATTAACGCGGCCTTGGACAACGCGCTGAAGGCAATGGGCACCATTGAGGCCGAGATT